CTCGATGAGGCTATCGAGCGGATCGGCGAGCTGGAAGAGGCTCTGGAAGTGAGCCAGGCGCGACTGAAAGAAACCGAGGCTACCTCGCTCGAGTGGATTACTGCCGGCGGGAAATACGCCAGTCAGCTCACTGCTGCACGCGAGCTGCACAGGCCGGTACGAGTCGGCAAGCCAGAGGCCCACTGGGGCGGGTGCATCTGCCGCACATGCGGACTGCTCTACCCATGCCCAACCATTCGCGTCATGGATGAGGCAGAGGCGGCGTTCATCGCTGAGCTGGGCACGACGCGCAAAGATCTCTCTAAAGGAGGAGCGGTATGAGCCCTATCTGTCTTTTCATTATCATCCCCGTGGCCGCAAGCCTGGGGTATGCAATCTGCGCGATCCTCGCCGTCGGAAAGCGAGACGACGATGAGTGACTACATACAGGAGGCGGTAAAGGAAGCTGCGAGAGCTGTTCTCAACGTCCGGCGGGCCGAACGCGATTTATCACCGATAACAGCTGAGGGGTATTTGGGTACAGGCGTGTACGACCGCAGGCGCCAACAAGAACAGGCAGCCGCCCTCGCCGCCGCTGAGCCGTACATGCGCCGGAAATGGGCTGAGGAGCTTCTGGATGAGTGGAGTCTCGGAATCGGGTACTCGACGCTCCTGAATCCTAAATACGGGGAGCATCCGGCCACTACATTCACGCGAGCAGTGAAATACATGATCGGCCGTTTGGAAGGAGCGGAGTAATGGCTACTGCCGGGTATTTGAGAGGACAACTCAGCATCACATTCCCCGGAGGAACTATGTCCAATCTGGGAGAGGTCTCAATCCCTATCGGGACGCGGGAAGCACCAATACGCGCATCTGGAATGCCAGAAATCACAGTCGAACTGACGGCGAATCTAGAAGAAGTTCGCCGCACAATTCAAGAACTATTCCGCGAAGGAGCGGATCATGACTGACTATCACAACATTATCGAAGAGGCTGTAGAAGCAGCGGTCCGTGAAAGCGACCAGCACCTCTTAACGTTTTCAGACGAGCAACAGCGACACATAATATGCGCGTGCGGCGGAGAGATCAGCGAAACCGATACGCACCGGATACGCGCCATACTCGCCGCCGCTGAACCATACATGCGCCAGAAATGGGCCGAGGAGCTGGTGGAAAGGATCGAGTCAAGCAATCTTGGCGCTCCGCTTCACATCTATCCAGACGGCACTGCACACATAGCCAGTGGTCCAGAGATGCGGGCAGAGCTTTGCGCATTCATTTTGGAAGGAGCCGTGGAAAATGAGCAACCTTCCGCCTAACGATCCCCGCCACGGAACCATCAACGGCTACTCCACCCTCGGCTGTCGTTGCGATCGGTGCCGTGCCGCAGGGACCGCCGCCTCGAAAAGACGACGCCAACGCGAGCTCGACCACATCCGAGAGTTGGAAGAAGAAAACGCGTATTTGCGGGCCCGCCTCGCGCAGGCCCTACGCGACGGACAGGAGGTGCACAAGTGATGTACTCGGCATTCGGGCACAAGGTCTACATCGACCTCACACGCCACCCGGACCCACCATTTCACTACGCTCCCCCACACCTACCCACACACAGACACCCCCGCGCTCGCGAACACCACTACAGGAGATCCACACATGACTAGCCTCCAAGCCACGCTCCACACAGTCATCCAGCTTGCTGCGACGATGCCCGATCCACACGCCACGATCCTGGGAATACGTGGAGCTGACCCGTCGCGGTTCGGGCACGGCGGTGCCACCGACGGGCTCCCCTTCCGATTAGATACGACGATCGACTTTTGGGACACTGAGGAGGGCGACGCCCGCGGCATCCGCACCCGCACCGGAGTTCAGGACTGGGCAGCAACATGGGCCTACTCCTGGTGGTCCTGGGCCGACGACGGCAGCCCCAAACCAGCCGGGGACAAACTCCACTGGCTCGCATCCCGCCTAGCATGGGCTGAGCGTCACTATCCCGCAATAGACGAGTTTGAAGACGAACTAGCCTACGTTCTGAGCGTCCTAGAGCACGCGCATGGCCTCGACCCCATTGCCACCGACCGTACATGCCCCTCCTGTGGTGGACAACTCCAACATCGCGTCACAGCAGCGGGTGTTCAGCCAGAGTTCGACTGCAGCGAATGCAAAAACCAATACTCCTCCGACGGGTTAGCTGTCATGCGCCGCAACAGGATCCTCCACTCCGACGAGTACGTCACCCGCGACGAAGCCGCCGCCATCCTCGGAATCAACCGATCAACCATGCGCTCTTGGATCCGCCGCGGCCTACTCAAAGAAATCAGCGGCAAAATCAGGCTGGACGACGCAACACGCCTTGCTTGAATAGTTGCATTCCAGGTCAGAAGCTGCAACGCTTGGAAGTGGAAAAGTGTGACCACATGTGGCGCACATCCGGCATCCGCCCACTGAGGCGTTGAGGCCAGATCCCCCAGACCGAGGTGAGCGGACTGGGGGATGCTTCTATCTCCGAACGTTAGCGATTCTCTCGAGGACACCTTCTCCACCCGACCTAGTGGGTCGACGCAAAACTCTCGTTGCTCATGCCATCCGGAGTCGCGGCGTGTTAGGCCGCTGGTCGGTGCCCTATGTGGACAGGGAGGATGGAACTGCCTATGCGTAGATGTTCCGCCCGCCTCTGCCCTATCCTCATCCCAGACGGCACACGCTACTGCCCACAACACCAGGCTGAATATGAAGCCAGACGCGGCGCATCCACACGGCGCGGCTACGATGCTAGGCACCGGAAGCTACGAGCCCAGTGGCGCACTCGGATAGACCGCGGTGCACGTCCATCATGCACACGCTGCGGCAAACCCATCGAACCGCTCGAACCATTCGACCTTGACCACGACGACAACGACCGTCGCCGCTGGCTCGGCCCAGCCCACCAACACTGCAACCGATCAGCAGGCGGACAGCGCGGAGCAACAGTCAGCAACCAGACACGACAGCAATGACCAACAGCAAGTTCTTCTTGAAGAGCAGTCCTGAGAGCAAAAGAACAAGCAGACACTCAACATAAACCCGCAGGTCACAGGCTCACACAGGCACCCCGGGGGGAGGGGGCGACCGCCAGCCCGGCGCACCGCCGGTAAGGAGTGAAAAATGCGCGGAGGGTTCAAAACTTCCAGATAGGCGCCGTGACGGGCGCCTTTCCTATTTTCGTGGCAGGTGCGATGCCTGCCGGTATCCGACTGGCATGCGATATGCCTCGAGGTGGTGAATTTTGATGACTAGTGGTGGAGCTCGTGTAAAGTCTGGGCCTGCTCGCGACCCGAATTCTGGGCGGTCTGAGAAGCTGGGTGTTGTTTTCCGGCAACTCCCTGCTGAGGGGTTCAAGGGGCGTATTCCACGGTTTCCTTTGCCGAAAATGGATCTCGGTTTCTTCACGAAGGACGGCGAACGGATCGATGACGCCGAAGGATCGGAATCGTTTGCTCGTCGTGAGAGGGAATTGTGGCGGTGGGCGTGGCGTACTCCTCAGGCTGTGGTGTGGTTTGAGGAGTCGTGGCGGCAGTATACGGTGGCGATGTGGGTGCGTACGGCTGCGATTTGTGAGACTCCTCGGGCTACTGCTGCGGATAAGACTGCGATGCTTCGGTTGGCTGATCAGATTGGTTTGACGCCGGCGGGGTTGGCTGCGAATCAGTGGCAGGTCGGCAAGGCGGCGGACAGTAAAACTCCTGATGGAAATCCGGGTAGGACCCGTTCGTCTCGGTCTCGTGTGAAACTCAAGGTCGTGGGCGATGGTGGCGCCTGATGAAGAGCTCGTCATCGACTTCAACCCGCTACACACTCTTGGCTTCCTGGTGACTGACTGGGTTGAGCATCATTGCATGGTTCCCTCTGGCGTGTATGAGGGGCAGTCGCTTGTTTTTCGTGGTTGGCAGATAGCGTGCACCGTGAATCACTATCGGATCAAGCCGAGAGCTACGTTCAACCCGGAGAGGATCCTAGCTCCATTCTTTTATCGTCGTTCGGTGATTGTGGGGCCGCAGAAGTCGGGTAAGTCTCCGTGGGGTGCAGCGATGATCCTCGCCGAAGCGGTTGGTCCGGCGTTGTTTGCTGGTTGGGCGAAGGGTGGCGAAAAGTACCGCTGCGAAGATCACGGCTGTGGCTGCGGGTTCGAGTATGAGTATTTGCCTGGCGAGGCGATGGGGATTCCCCGCAGTAAGTCTTTGATCGCGTTGTTGGCTTTCGCCGAGCAGCAGACAGCAAACGTGTATGGGCCTTTACAAACAATGATCCATAGCGGGCCGCTGGAAGAGATCCTCAAGGTTCGTGAGGGCTTTATCCGCCTACCAAATGGGGGAAAGATTGTTCCCCTGTCGTCGGCGGCGAAATCAAAACTCGGGCAGCCGCTCAATGGTGCGCTCGCGGATGAGTCCGGCTTGTATACGGCGCAGAACAAGGTGTTGGAGACGTGGCAGACAATGCGTCGCGGTGTTGCTGGTATGCAGGGGCGGACGATTGAGCTTACGAATCCGTGGGATCCGATGGAGAACAGTGCGGCCCAGCAGGCGTTTGAATCTCGTCAAAAGGATATTTTCCGGTATTACCGGAAACCACCGCAGGATTTGTCGTACAAGAATAAGCGTGAACGGCACAAAATTCATGCGTATGTGTATGCGGACTCTCCGTGGGTTGACCCGGTAGGTATTGATGCTGAGGCTGCTGAACTTGTGGAGACTGATCCTGTGCAGGCGGAACGGTTTTTCGGGAATCGCCTGGTGCAGGGCCTTGGCTCGTTCATTACCGAGTCTTTGTGGGATTCGCATACTGATGCGAGTCGTGTGGTTGCTGCTGGTGAGCCTGTTTGTGTGGGGTTTGATGGGTCGAGGTCTGGGGATTGGACGGCGATTCGCTGCGAAACCTTGGATGGGTTCCGGTTCACGCCTACTTATGGCCCGGATAAACGTCCGGCGTTTTGGGATCCGAAGGATTGGCCTGAGGAGCGGATTCCTCGCGGTGAAGTCGATGCTGCCGTGCATGAAATCTTCAGCAGATACAAGGTTTCCCGCATGTATGTGGACCCTCGGCACTGGGAGACGCAGGCAGACCGGTGGGCGTCCCTTTTCGGGGATGACGTTGTTGTGCAATGGCCGACGAATCAGATTAGTCGCATGTTTGATGCACTGGTGCGCTTCCAGGAGGACCTGCATGAGGGGTTAACAACGCATGATGCGGATCCTGATGCGCGTCTGCATGCGTTGCATGCTCGGAAGGTTGCGAAACCTGGAGACAAGTTCATCCTCGGCAAGCCTGCCGAGCATATGAAGATCGATATTTTGATGGCTGACGTCTTGGCTCATGAGGCGGCGTCGGATATGCGGGCAATCGGTTGGAACGAAAGTGAGCCGATTATTTTCGACTGGAGGTGAGATATGGCAATCGTGAAGTTGGCGGATTCTTATCTCTCCATGATCCGGAAAACGCAACAGTTTCTTGCTGAACGAGCGGCTTATGACCGGAGGATGCTCGCAAACTATGAAGGACGTGCTCGGCTTGCCCATCTAGGGCTGGCTGTCCCGCCCGAGCTGTCCGCGTTGGAATTGGTCATTAATTGGCCGCGTATTGTGGTGGATTCGATCGAGGAACGGCAGAACGTTTCCCGCATAACCGTGACTGGGGATACTGACTCCGCGGCGTTGATCGCTAAGATTCGCGACGCGAATGACCTGGATGCGGAATTATCACTGTGGAAACGTGACCGACTGATTTACGGCCGGGCATTCTTGTCTGTCGGGGCGAACGAGGAACCTGGCGGCTTGCCAATAGTCCAGGTGGAGTCCCCGCGCGAGGTTGCAGTGAAAATCGACCGGCGGCATCGCCGTGTCGCCTATGCGGTGAGGCTTTCTGAAGTTGATTCGTTTGGCAATCCGACGTTTGCGACGATCTACCTCCCTGACCGTACGGTTCTTGCTGAGCGTCGCAACGGTGAATGGACCCAGATTGATGTCGATGAGCATCATTTCGGTATTGTGCCGATGATTCCGTCTTTCAACCGTCGCATGACCGGCGAATGGGTTGGGCATTCGGAGATGGAAGACATTATCCCGATCACTGAGGCAACGATCCGTACCGCAACGGATATGCAGGTTGCGATCGAGGTGGCTGCGCTCCCGAAGAACCTTATCGCTGGGGCGAAGAAGGAAGACTTCGGTGGGACCATGGACGGCTGGTTCAACTATCTGAAACCGTTCCTGGCGTTGGCGTCGTCTGACGCGAAGGGGTTCCAGTTCACGGCTGCAGATCTAGCGAACTTCCATGGGACGATTGAACTTTATGGGAAGCTCGCAGCTTCGGTTACTGGTTTCCCGGCGCATTATTTCGGGATGACGACCGTGAATCCTGCGGCCGAGGGCACGACAAACAATGAGATGGAACGCCTCGTTGGCCGGGTGGAGCGTGTAAACAGTGAATCTGGTGGCGCGTTGGAAGAGGCGTTGCGGTTAGCTGTCAATCTGACAGGGCGTACTGTCCCGCGTGGCATGGTGAATGTGGATTGGAAGAATCCCGCATATACGACGATCTCGCAGTTGGCTGATGCGATGCAGAAGCTCGCTGGTGGAGTCGCGTTGATTTCTCGTGAAGGTGCATGGGACGAGATGGGTTGGGATGATGCCCGTAAAGAACAGGAACGCACCTATTTTGAGGAACAGGCGGCTGACCCTGAGATTGATGCGTTGACTGCGAAGGTGGATAGCCTTGGCTGACATCCCTGCCGCTGTTGAGACGCATTACCGTCACGTGTTGAAGTGGCAGGTCACTGCGATAGGTTTGGGTTCGCAGGCGTGGGCGGAGGTCACGCCGAATGCGATCTCAGAATCCTGGTTAACGCAATTGCCGGCAGTGGCGACAGCATTTGAGAAGCTCCGCCGATCGGTAGCTGTCGATTCCGCGATCTACACGCCACTGGCACTCGCCGAGCAAGATTCCTACCAGGCGACAGATGGTTTCGTGGACGTAGACGCGTTCATGCCCACGCTTGCCACGGGTGGTCCTCTTGAAGATGCGCTCTATGTGCCGGCGATCCGGGCGAAGGAAGCAATCGGACGCGGTGTCGGCGTCTCCGAATCGCTTGAGGTCGGTAAGCAGGCGCTCTATGGGGTCCTTACGAGTGCGCTTGCGGATACTGGTAGGCAGGTCGGCGGAGTCACGGTCGCTGCTCGTCCTAACGTGGGGTATACGCGGATGTTGAATCCGCCGTCGTGTGAACGTTGCGTGGTTCTTGCTGGCAGGTTTTACCGCTGGAACACGGGCTTCCTTCGACATCCGCGTTGCGATTGTGTTCACGTTCCTACGGGCGTGAAATCCACGGCTGCGGCGCGCGCTGAAGGTCTAGTAGATGACCCGTACGAGTATTTCAATAGTCTCTCGGAGGCGGAGCAGGACAAGGTTTTCGGGAAAGCGTACGCACAGGCAGTGCGTGATGGGAGTGATATTTTCCAGGTTGTGAACTCGAAGCGTGGACGCCTCAAGCACGGTTTGTTTACGACTGAGGGGACGACGCGGCGCGGCTATGCGGGAGCGAAACTCAAGCGCGGTCAGAAGAGGCTCACACCAGAAGGGATCTACCGGCTTGCCGGTAGAGAGAATCTGACCCGTGAACAGACGCTAAGCCTGCTGGAACAGCATGGGTACCTCCTGCCTGGCGGGCAGAATCCAACCGGGAGCATACGTGGGCAGGCGCAAGGCTTTGGGGCGATGGGTCGTGGAGTGACGCGTAGGAAAGCATCGAACGCGGTGCTGGAGGCGAACGCCTCCGGTGTGCGTGATGGTTCCGTTTATACGATGACGGAAGCAGAGCGGCGCCTCGCGTATGCGAAACGGGACTATGAGGAAACGTTGCATGGCTTGAATCCGTATACGGAGGCGGCGATACAGCGCCGTCAGGGTGTGCGCGCATGGTCGGTTGATCGGCCGCTTACCGATAGTGATAGGGCGCGTGCTGAGTCGTGGTATCAGGCGATGCAAGCAACCGGCGGACAGCTCTATCTAGCGGATGGTACGGACGTTCGCTCACTTTACAAGAATCTTCGGGGCCTCGGATAGGTACCCGATAAGCAGTATTAGACCCGGCGCGAGGCCGGTTTTTTGTTCCCCAGCGATTGGAGAAAGAATCATGTCTAGGAAACGGCTCCCCTTCTACATTCGGCTTCTCACAGATCCTGCTGAACCTGGTGGCGGGGATCCGACGCCAGGAAACGCCGCTAACGCTAGTGATGAGCAGCTCGGCGAGAACGGTAAGAAAGCTTTGCAAAGCGAGCGCGAGGCTCGTAAGGCTGCCGAAAAGGCTTTCGCTGAGGCTTCTGCCAAATGGGAAGCAGAGAAAGCTGCGCTAACGAAGCAGGCGCAAGAGGCATCTGATGCTGCGTCGAAGGCACAGATTGACGCCGCGCGGGCGTCAGTGTTCCGAGCGAAGAACATCCCACCGGAGCTTGAAAAATTTGTTGCCGGTTCGACGGCGGAAGAACTGGAAGCAAGCGCTGATGAGGTGCTTGCGGCATTTCGTCCGCCTGCTGCAGAGCCGTCGGCGCCGGAAGTGAAGCCTCTCGGGATGCGTCCAGATATGACACAGGGAGCATCGACTTCACCAGATGGCGGTGATGTTGATTCTTTGATTTCGGCTGCTGAAAACGAGAAGAACTATCGAAAGTCTTTGGAATTGAAAGCGGTCAAACTGGGCAAACTCGCTCAGATTCAAAACTAGATTAGGAGGCTAGCCGATGGCTGGTATCACAGGTCTGGGCACTACCTACAATCTGCCCAATTTCGTTGGAGAACTGTTCAACGCTTCTCCGGAAGATACTCCGTTTCTTTCGGCTATTGGTGGGCTGACTGGCGGGGAATCCGTTGGTTCAACCTTGTTTGAGTGGCAAGGGTACGACCTGCGGGATGCAGCGACAGACCGGCAGCGGGTTGAAGGCGCAGATGCGCCCGGCGGTGAGGAGCGCGTGCGTTTCAACGCGTCAAACGTTGTCGAGATCCACCAGGAAGTCGTGGATATTTCGTATACGAAGCAGGGTGCAACGAAACAGCGTAATACTGCGGGGGCTGAGGTTGTACAGCTTGGCAATACGGTTATTCCCGCTGATGAGTTGGCATGGCAACTTGAGCAACAGTTCAAGCAGATTGCACGTGACGTGGAAAAGACGTTCCTCACCGGTACCTATGCGGCGCCCGCGGACAATACAACTGCACGTAAGACTCGCGGACTGCTCGAGGCTATCGCGACGAACGTTGCGACTACCACTAAGACCGCTGCTACCGTTACGGCGGATGAGATCCTGGATCTTTTCCAGGCAGTGTGGGATAACGGCGGTATTTCGGAGACGGAAACGCGCACCGTTATCGTGAACGCTACTCTCAAGCGCGCTCTGACTCGCCTTTTCATCACCGATAAGGGGTATAAAGAAGAGACGCGCAACGTTGGTGGTGCGAATCTGCAAACGTTTGAGACTGATTTCGGTAAGGCCAATATCATGCTCGATCGCTACATGCCTGCCGACACGTTGGTGGTTTGCTCGCTCGAGGATTGTAAACCTGCGTTCCTTGAGATCCCCGGCAAGGGGCATTTCTTCTCCGAACCGCTCGCTAAGACCGGCGCATCGGATCGCGTGCAGATCTACGGCGAGATCGGGCTGATCTACGGTAACGAGAAGAAGCATGGCAAACTCACGGTTGCCACTGCGTGAGTCCTAGTGGTGAGCCAGCATTATGCCGGCTCACCACGGATTCTCTAGGAGGGAATCGTGAAGGTTCAATCTACTAAGTACCCGAATCTGCTAGTCACGTCACCGAAAGTACAGTTTGTGGGAGGTGAAGCCGAAGTCGATGCGGCAACGGCTGAGAAGCTGGCGAAACTCTCTCACATGGGGATCGTGGTACCAAAGCGTACTTCTGCACGGAAGACTGCTGCGAAGTGATTGGGGGTTCGCGATGGCGTACGCGCTGGTATCAGATGTTGCGACAACGCTTGGTCGCACAATCAGCGATGCTACCGAAATTGACCAAGTAAACGACTGGATTTCTGACGCCGAACTGATTATCCACGCCCGTCTCGGAGACCTCTCTGCGCTTGATGCCGGCGTGCTGCGCCTCGTTATCAAAGAGGCCGTGGCGCGTCGAGTACGGAATCCAGACGGTAAGGATAACGAACGTATCGACGACTATTCCTATGGGCTAGTCGATGATGCAAAGAAGGTCGGAATCTCGATCACGGATGAGGAATGGGCAATGCTTTCCCCAGATGGATCGGCATCGGGAGCATTCATGCCTACCGCTACACCGCAATGGTGGACCGGTGGACGCCCTCCGTATTATCCGACGAGTCTTGAGCGTGAAGGGTGGGGCTAATAATGAGTATCCAGTCGGCGGTTCTCGCGGGCCGGCGCGCCGCAGAAAAACTCATGTCTGACACGTGTGAGATCGTCCGTCTGGTTCCTGGTGAGGATGAGGACGGCCTCGACGTCACTATCGAGACCGTTGTCTATTCAGGCAAATGCAAAGTTCAAACCTATGAGCCGTATGAGTCGAATCTTGTGATTGTCGGGAATCCGGTAACCCAGCAGAGGTACCAGCTACACATCCCGTGGGGTGCAGCCGTTCTGCAGGTCGGCGATATCGCACGTGTCGCTGGGCGTGAGAGGCCGCTACGGGTCGTCGCCTTGTTCGATAAGACGCATGCGACTGCGCTGCGTGTCGCATG